TGAGATTATACATTGCCCGCTCGTTAACCTTAACGGTGACGTTTACGGACGTTCCGTGGGAAATACAAGTGGAAATGGTATAACTAGTCTCATAAACACGCTCAAGAATTTTTTAGATTGCGCTGTGTTGTGGATGATAATCACTGAGGGTAACTCAGGATTTTTTCACAACTACGACGCATTCACCCGTTACGTTGACCTAGTGCTCAATGGTGATGATAACAACACTACTGTCGATCCTGATATTCATCACTTATTCAATGTAGAATCAATTCGCGCGGCAGCGCCGGAAATTTCAATGGAATACACTTTTGCCTCTGAACAGTATCGTCTGTTCACAGAGTGTGAGTTCTTAGGCCATGGTTTTCGGCTTGTTAATGTGCCACGTCTAGGACATGCTATGTATTTACCAGTAGGTCCGTGTAACAAGATGCGAACTAACATGTTGATATTCAATGAGTCTGGCACCCCCGCCAATACAATCGTCCGTGCATGCGGTCTTAGAAATGAGACCTTCGGATGTGCAGATTGTCGAGAGTGGTTCGCCGACCTGATCGAGTATCTACGTGAGAAGTATCAGCGTTCACGCGATCCTGAAATCGTAGCAGCATGGAAAAACTATTTGTCAGACCAGGAGATATGGGAGATATATACAGGGCACACTGCAGAAGACGTACGTACTAGCCCTGCCAGTATGTAGGCTCGAGCTCTGCAGAGTTTCAATGATATCCCCGTTCTCTTTTTTCATGCCTGACTACCATGACGAAGACTAAAGCTCAAAAACAACGCGCGAAAGCTGCTAGGGAACTAGCTGCTGCTCAAGCTGCAACCAAGGCGGCGGAGCGGAAGCTTGCGGCACAACCACAACAGAAGAAGAAGAAGAAGAAGAAACAACCTTCGGATCCCTCATCTGGAGTGGTTGGAAAAGCTCCCAATGGAAAAGACAATATCAGCAAGAAAGCTGCTGATCGCTTGATGGAGTTAGGTGTAACTCTGCCTGCTGGCAACACACGGTATCGGTCCCAATCGATCATACAGTCAATGCGTGGCCAAAAGGGTAAGCTAACGAATAATGTCATGGCTCGTTTGTTCATGGCAAATGTCTTGGCTCCCGGTCATGTATCTGTACCTAGGTTTGGAATTCCCGGTATTGCCACGCAGTGCTTGAAGCTCACTAGTGTGATTTACGTCACGCCAACTCTGTTAGCCTCCTCCAACAACTCGTATATATTCTGTGCCTTTGCTGAAGGTTCACTGGACGGCGCCTATTTTCTTAACAGCGCGGCTATGCCAGCAGGTCCGAATACAGCGTTCGCTCTCAGTAACTTCTCAAGCTCAGCATATAATGCAACAACAACTGTTAATGATTCTTATACAATCGGCAGAATACTCGGTTTTGGTATTGAGTACGAAGTCGTTCAGCCGGACAGTCTACCGCGCCCATACGTTACAATGCTGTCAACGAAACCATCTTCATCGATGAGTACAACGATAGCAGGATTAAACCACGCGTACATGACACAAGGTCAGTATCGTAACCCAATTATGAGTGGTCCAGACGCGATGCGAGGTCGAGTGGTTTCAGTACCACAAAACACTAGCAATTCGTTTGACACTGTTACTTGCGCAGTTAACACTGGCACCGGGTCATTCAGTGCGGCGTGGTCACTCCCATTGTTGTATATGTATTGGAGCAATCCTGGTAGTGTGACTGGCATTTCGATACGCGTACAATTTAACTATACAATCGAGGCTGCTGCGGATTGGTCTAAGATCACCAGTTCGTTGGTTGAGGAGG